AAGCGTAGCGTTAGTGGAGTAATAAGCCCTAAGCCCTGGCTAATCAATCTTTTTGGCGGTAACGCTACGTTAGCGGGCGAGAATGTAAGCAGCACAAACGCGCCAAAGGTCAGCGCTTTGTACGCCTGCGTTAACTTAATCGGGAACACCATAGCCTCACTGCCTTGGCAGTTGTTCCGGGAAACCGAGCAAGGCCTACTATTTCAGCCAGGCCTCATTAACGACCTTGTAAGCAAGCGACCAAACGAGGCGTACAATAGCTACGATTTTAGAAAGGCTATGTTAACTCAGCTTTTGCTGAGGGGTAACGCTTACGTACTGCCGGTACGTAGCGGTAATAACCTAGCCGGCCTGGAGCTTATAGATACCGAACTGGTAACAGTTGATACTACCAGCGGCGAACTGATCTACCAGCTGCACCTACGCAACGGTATTAACCTACGCCTAAACCCTAACCAGTTAATACACCTTAAATACTGGTCCTTTGACGGCATTAACGGAGTTAGCCCGATAGTTTACGCTAAAGAAATAATCGGTACATCAATGGCCGCAACCGCTCATATGGGCGGCTTTTATGGCAACGGCGGTATGCCTAAGGGTATATTACAAATTCAAGGCACTATTCGGGACGCGGACCGCGTTAAGCAAATAGGCCGACAGTTCGACGAACTGAACAAGGAGTACAAGGGGCGGACCGCTGTTTTAACTGAGGGGGCAGAGTACAAGCCGGTAGCTGCGAACTTTCAAGAGAGCCAGCTAATCGAAAGCTTACGTTTTAGTGTTGAAGAAATATGCCGCCTCTACAGCGTCCCCCCGCACAAAATTGGCCACATGGACGGCGCAGGCTATGCAAACAGCATTGAAGCGCAAAACGCGCAATTTGTTAGCGACTGCATCCGCCCATTGATTGAGGTAATCGAAATGGAATTTACCAACAAGCTATTAAGTGGTAACCGTGTGTTCCAGCTGGACCTAAAGGCCCTTATGCGTGGCGACATTACCACTGAGGTACAGCGTAACGTGAATTACTGGAACATAGGCGTAATGAGCGCCAACGAAATACGCCGCATTGAAGGGTTAGCACCTATTGAGGGCGGCGACGTATATAACAAGCCTATGCACATGGGCAGCACAGACCAACAAAATGGAGAAGGAGTACAGGAGCCGGACAATACCAGCGACGGAGAATAACACCATAGAAGGCTACGCCCTTAACTGGAACGAGTACGATATGGGTTCCTTTATGGAGCGCATAGACGTTAACGCGCTAGGCGAGTTAAGGGACTACGACGTACACGCCCTTTATAACCACGATTATGACCGCGTGCTAGCTAGGTCCAAGTACGGCGAAGGCACCCTAAGCCTAGAGCAGGACCAAGAGGGCTTGAAGTTCCGCTTTGATTTGCCCGATACGTCAACTGGTAACGAGGTACGCACGCTAGTAGGTCGCGGCGACGTAGACCAGGCAAGCTGGGCATTTACCGTAAAAAAGGAACGCTGGGAGAACGTACGCAGCGAAAAGCCAACCCGAGTAATCGAGCAAATTGGCGAAATGTACGATATTAGCTTAACCCCTCGCGGGGCTAACCCCACTACGTCCGTAGCATTACGGTCGCTAGAAAAGGCCTTACAAGAGGCAGAACCTGAACAATTAACCCAAAACCCCGAAACCGTGGAAAATCACGAAAACGAGGCAGAAACAAGAGCTAACACTTTTGTAGATGCATCAGCTGTACAAGGTCAGCTTTCAAAGAGCGAAGCTCGCAACCTTGGAAAATTCAACATCATTAAGGCTATCAACGAAGCCCGCAATGGTAAACTTACTGGCGTAGAAGCCGAAGTAAACCAGGAAGGCTTAAGCGAAAAGCGCAGGCTCGGAGTTGACGCTCGCGACATGCACGCTATCAACATGCCAGAAATGCTTTTTACCCGTACGCAGTCAGTTACTGGCGGAACCGGTGGAAACCTTGGCGGCGACTTGGTATTTACCGAGCCAGGCCGTTACATTGACTTTTTGTACCCTAACACACCTACGCTTGGCCTTTGCTCAATCGCAGAGAACTTGGTAGGTAACATCGACTTCCCTAAGCAAACGTCTAGCTACACGCTAAACTGGCAGACTGAAACCGGAACCGACACCGTTCAAGACATCAACTTTGATAAAGTTACTATGTCGCCTAAGCGTGCCGTAATTTCCGCGTCCATGTCAAACCAACTGCTTCGCCAAGAGTACAGCCGTGGAATTGAGCAGCGCGTTATTCAGCAGCTTAACCTTTCTTTCAACAAAGGCCTAGAGAACGCTGTACTTAACGGCACTGGATCATCTAACCAGCCTAGCGGTATCTACACTGAACTAGCAGCGCAGGCCTTGGCCCTAGGTGCTATTTCTTTTGACGACCTAGTAGACATGGAAGCTGCACTAGCTGCAAGCGACGCACTAGCTGGCAACCTTGCTTACGTTACTCACCCTAACGTAGTAGCCAAGCTAAAGAAAACCAAAGTAGACGCAGGTAGCGGACGCTTCCTAGTTGAAGGCATGCTTGACCCAGTTAAGACTGCAAACGGTTACAATATCTTTAATACCACGGTTTCTAAAAAGACCACTGGTACTCCCGATACCTACGGCTTACTTTTCGGTAACTTCGCAGACGTTCAAATCGGATTTTGGGGCGGTGCTACTTTAATGGTAGACCCTTATTCTCAAATGAAGTCATCTATTGTAGAGATCTACGTAGAGCGCTTTATGGACGTAGCCGTATTGCGCAACGCATCTTTTGCTCTAGCAACTGACGTAACTATCTAAACAAATGGTAACGGTTAGCAGCTATACTCCGATTACGGTAAACCTTACCGAAGTCAAGGCCTTTTGCCGTGTAGACGGTAGCGCAGACGACGCGCTACTAACTATGCTTTTTAGCGCAGCGGTCGAGGAATTTAACAGCTACACCGGCTACCGTTTAGGTGCAACAACTGTAACAGTGGACACCTGGGGGCAGGAGCAATACGCCCTACCCCTAGGTCCCGTTACGGCTATTACAAGCGTAACAGCTTACGACGACGAAGGCGTTAGCACAGTGTTAACATTGTTTAACGACTACACCTACATTAACACGACCCTAACGCTCAAGGAAACCCCGGAGCGTATGGTGATAGTTTACACGTGCGGCGATACTAACCCGCCGGCAGACATTAAACACGCGCTTTACCAGCGCATTAAATTCGGGTACGACTACGGCGACGACTTGCCGTATAATTCAAACCGCTTTTTTGACCGCCTAGCGTTTCGCTACCGCCAAAATTTCTCGTAATGCTAGACCTGCGCGTTACGCTTTACCAGCCGACTACGGCCACAAATAACAGCGGCCAGGTAACAAAGACCTGGACCAGCGCAGGCTCATTTTACGCCGAGCGCATTGTTCCAGGCGCAACCGGTACGGAATCCATGCCGTACGACCAAATTCAAAGCGCCACCAGCATAACCTGGCGTTTACGCTACCCCAACAGCGTGGCAGCAAAATGGAAGCTAACCTACAACGCCGAGGACTACGACATAGTAAGCGTAGCGCCCGAAGGCCGCCGCCGTTTTTTGCTAGTCAAAACAACCCTGCGCGACAATGGGACGGGGTAACACCATTTACCTAAAGAGCGAAAGCGGCAGAGTAGAAAGCTTCGACCAGTTCCGGCAGAACCTAAAGAAATTAGGCACGTCGGAAACTTTGCGTTTTAGGGAGCTTCGGAACGTCTTAAAGACCGAAGCACGCCCGCTAGTGGAAAGAGCCCGCAAAGAGGCTTACAATGAGTTACAAGGCAAGGCCGGCTACAAGGCACGCGGCGTAAAGGATGCCAACAAAAAAACAAACGGAGCATTTTACAACCTATACAAAACCATAGACGTATTTGCCAACAAAGGAACTGTTAAGGCTTACGTAGTAGTAGGCATACGCTCAAGCAAAAAAAAGGGGGCATACTACGCGCCCTGGCAGCTATTCGGCGGAACTGCAAAGAATTTTACGCCAAAGGAATTTTTTGATAAAGCGTTACAAGGTAGCGACGTACCCCGTAGGGCAGCCGAAAAAATTAGTAACTTTGTACAGAAGCGCATCAAAGCGCACTTGAGGTGAACTATTTGCAGTACATACATGAAGCAGTCCAAGCGTCCACCAGTACGCCGGTCTATTCATTGGCAGCGCCTCAAGCAGAAACGGGGGACTTTATCGTAATAAACCTTAACGGCATAGCGGTAACCGAAACCAAGGATCAGTACGTAGCCGAGCGCGTAGCAGCTACACTATTCATGCACTACGCCAGCGCCGACGAAGCACAAAACGAACTCACCGAAATACGCCACAATTTGCAGCACTACCCCCGCGTTATGCCTTTGTACTTACAATACGTGAACCAAGACAGCGGAAGCACTGAGGGCGTACAGTGCGCGGCGGATGCCATAGGCGTAGCGGCAGAACAAACCTTTACCATAGCCTACATGGAAAATATGCAGGCCTTTTACAACGAACAGCAGGAGAGTATTATACTCGCTGCCGATTTCACTTTCCTAATAAACTATTAAACATGAGCAATATCAGTGGCGGCGAAGTTCGCCTTTTTTTAAGCGCAGACGGCGGAACGACCTACAAAGCGTTCGCAGCCGAAACGGAGTGCAGCATTGAGCTGAACGCCGACACCCGCGAAACTACTAGCAAAGACATTGCAGTATTTCGCTCTTACGTAACCAGCGCTAAGTCTTGGACTATTAGCGGTAGCAGCATCCTAGGCGACGACGACGCAGCTAAGTGGAACGTAGACGAACTATACGCCAAAGTAGGCGACCTAGTTAAAGTTCGCATTACCCAAGTTACAGCTGGTACGGTTACTCCCGTAGTAGGTGAAACTAAAGTAGAGGGCGATGCTATTCTCTCGCAGCTTTCAGTTAGCGCACCGGACAAAGACAATGGTACAGTAAGCTTTACGCTTAACGGTACTGGAGCTTTTACCGTAGGTACAAACTAGAGCCATGGAAGGGAAAAAGTTTACGCTGGGGGCAGCATTACTATTCGAGGAAGTAACGGGTAAAAGCGTTACGAATATGGGTAACCTAGGCCTAGCTGACATGCTAGGTATGCTATACGCCCAAGAGTTTTGGGATATGGCAGACCGGCCAAGCTTTGACGAGTTCAAGGCAATGGCAGGGGCTTGGGATATTACCGAACTTACCCAGCGGCTTAACGGCCCTTTTTCCCAGCCGGCGGCCCAGTAGACGTACTAGGTCAGCTGGTGGGTCGCTTAGGTATTGCACCTGGCGAAGCAAAGACGTTAACACTGGAACAATTAGAGGCTGTGTTTAGGCACGCCTTGGAGCGGGAGAAAGACGAGTGGCGCAGGCAGCGATGGCTAGCCGCCGTGCTGGTAAACATAAGCGGGAAGTCGGTAAAGAAAGCAATTTTAGAAACCGACCTACTAGCGTTTGAAGATGAGAAAAAAGAAAGCAGCCTGCGGGCATTATTAAGAAGCTATGGACGTAACCAGTAAAGTATTATTAGGCTTAGATGCAGACGGCTTCCGTCGTGGCATACAGCAAGTAGACGCTAAGCTTAAGGAAACGTCTAAGCTGTTTGGTAACCTAGGGGGCCTAATTGGGGCCACTTTCGCCGTAGGCCAAATAACGGCTTTTGCCAGCGAAGCCTTTAAGCTCGGAAACGAACTGCAAAAGGTAGAGCAAGGCTTTAAAAGGATAGGGGGAGAAACGACCCTGGAGCAGTTACGCAAGTCCACAAACGGACTGGTAACGGACCTGGAGCTTATGAAAAAAGCTACTATGGCAAATAACTTTGGCATAGGAGTAGAAAAGCTAGGCAGCCTTTTGGAGTTTGCCAAACGCCGAGCGCAGGAAACTGGGCAGAGCGTGGACTACCTGGTAGAGTCTATTGTAACGGGTATAGGCCGTAAGTCGCCGTTAATCTTAGACAACCTAGGAATTAGCGCTACCATGCTGCGTAGCAAGCTAAACGGCGTAAGCGTAGAAGCTGCAAGCGTCGGCGAGGTTACGGCAGCGGTAGGCGAAATAGCCCAGGAGCAAATGGCCGCCATGGGCAGGGCTACCGACAACGCCAGCGACCGAGTGCAGCAGCTTTCGGTGAAGTTTGACAATTTAAAGGCATCCATGGGCGTAGGCCTGCAAACTGCCGCCCTTTCTTTTTACGATCTATTCGACCAGCTGTTTAAAGACCTTAGCCTAGGCTTTGAGGGTATGATTCAAGCCATGGTACAAAGCAGCGGGGTGATTTCAGCGCGGCGTATTGCAACCCTAGCCAGCCAAGGCTTTGAAGCCCAAAACGTAGGGGCCACCGAGCCAAACCTACCACCTGGACCACCAGTATTAAACTTTGGTAATTTTAGCGTTCAAACGCTTTCGAACATGAAGGAGCGCCTGGCTGCCTTTAACGCGGAGCTAGAGAACACACAAATAGGCAGCGCACGATTTAAGGAGCTGACCAAGGTAATAGAGAAGCTTGGCGAAGCCATAGACAAGGCCATGGGCAAAACATGGAGCGGAGCCAAGCAAACCATAATAGACCTGGACACTAAGGGAATTAAACCCATGACCCACAGCCTAGCCTCGCAAAACATGGTATTGCAGGCAACTGTTATACCAGCGTACGACAAGTGGGGCAAAATGATTAAAGGGGCACAAGCACAGCTATTGCTCCTGGAACAACAACTAAACTCCGCAGCTGCCTTTGGCGCAATGTTTGGCGGCGTGCTTACCGGCGCTTTCAACGCGGCAATGGCAAACGGTACAACTTTCTTTGACGAAATAGGCAACGCCATTAAAAACTTTGTACAGCAAATGGCGGCAGCCCTAGCGACTACGGCAGCACTGGCACTATTATTTAGCGCAATTACTGGCACACCACTGGGCGTATCTTTTAAAGGAATTTCAAAAGCCACGGGCTTGGGTGGTTTCTTTGGTGAGGACGGTATGTTTAATATGAACGCCACGGTAAAAGGCTCGGACCTTAACCTAAGCACGGGCAGAGGCAATACTAACTACGGCAGAAGCGGTGGCTAAGACTTTAGTATTTTACGCCACGACTGCCAGGTACGATTTTAAGATTTACGACCTAGGCACAACCTACCAAAGCTTTGACTTTTTACCGCCGGTAGAGGTCGAAGTAGCCGACTGGGACATAAGCTACCAGCCAAACGACAACGTACTCCCTGGCATAGTTCCGAGCGTTTGTACTGCGCGTTTTTTCATTAACGGAGCAACGCCCACAATAGACGACTTTCGCACAGTATTAAAGACAGCGGAGCCGGACTGGGTGCTAGAAGTCCACGAGGGCCTAGCGGTAGTTTGGCGCGGCTTTATTACCGGCGATCTTGGCGAAATAGAACTAGCCAACGGCAAGCGCTTTATTAAGTTAGTAGCTACCGACGGCTTTCAAATGCTAGACAAAAAAGCGGACTACTTTACAAGCACCGTTGTAAAACCATTTACCGATATAATAGCCCAGGTATTTACCTTTTGCGAGCTTATAAACGTATTCGAGGACGGGTACTACGTTAGCCAACACTTTCAGCCTTTAAACAGCATTAGCGGCTTTACAAACCAAGGCGGGCTATGGATAAGCGGAACACCGCGCCAGGGGTTAATCTTTGAGGAAAACGAGGCGCGCAGCAGTCGTGAGGTAATAGAGGACATTTGCACGGCTTTTAACTTGCAGCTGTTCCAAGACAAGGGCAGCCTAGTATTTCGCAGCTGCCATATCAAGACCCCGGCTTGGTACAACCTATACGAGAGCGGCGGTGCTTTCGTTGGACGCATTACGCCACCAGCCACCACGGTAACCGAGCAAGTATTTACCGACGGGACCGAAATGTACAAGCCGGCAGTAGCCGAAGGGCGCATAAGGCACCCCTACTATGGAACCCCCTACATTTGGTATGCTCCCGGTAACCAGTTGCCCTATGATAATTTTAAGATAGGTACAGCCGTAAGCACTGGGACTACCGAGGTAGACTTTAACGGCACTTTGCAAATACGGTACGAGCTTCCACCGTTCTTTGGCCCTAGTACGGTAGACGTTGACTTTAGCCTAGTATTTCAGTACGACGGCTTTTATTGGAACGGCACGACCTGGACCCAAACCTTTAGCGTAATTACTTTTAGTATCAAGTTTACGGCGGAGAACCCAAGCGCGAGCCCGTCGCTTTTCTTAGAGGACAAAGTAATAAATAACTATAAAATGACTAATTTGCCAGCCCTGGGAAGTGAGCCGTTTTATTTTACCGTTGACGCTAACCAAATTTCCGGCTCGGACATTGGCGATCTTGAGGCAACGTCTACCGCTATCTTTGAGTACAAAGCAGGCGCTCCAGCGTATGTCATTTACATAGCAGACAATACCAGCCGAGTAAACGGCACAACCTTAGACCTAGCCACTAGTATAGGTGATTTACGCCAAGATAATAACAACGTATTACCCGGCAGTATTCGCTACTGGCCCACGACAAACCGGGCAGCGACTAGCCTAACCAACGCTTTTTGGGACAGTAGCCGCAGGGAATTGGTGGACTTAGTGGGCATACAAATAGCCCGCAAAGCCTTTAGGACGCACCAGTATTACGAGCTAGAGCTGAACGGCAATATAAGCTATAACCATACCCTTACCTGGGAAGGGGTGGACTATAAGCCGGTAAACTTAACCATAAGCGAACGCAGCACCCGCGTTACTTATAGGGAGTTTATAGACGGGGACTTAATACCTAGCGCAATATGATAAGCTACGAATTACCCAAAAACTTACAGTACTATACCTACGTAATTCTCGACGGCGGAACCGTTGAAACTAACACTTGCACACTATGAACACCGCACAATTTATAACTATCTTTACTGGGGGTAATTACGCCGCTCAAGTTTGGAACACCTACGAGGCCTACGTACTGGCTGACAGTGGAACAACGGAAGCACGGGACTGCACCATTAACGCTATCGCCAATTTACTATGAGCGCATTTTATGATTTAGCCAGCCTAGTAGTAGTCCCGTCGGGCTACAAGAGCGGCAAGGTTTACGCACAAAAACCACTAACCACGGACGGGCAGCTAGCCTTTACCCGTGCCAGCACAGCTACGCGAGTAAACGCCAGCGGACTGGTTGAAGCGGTAGCCAGCGGCGTGCCGCGTTTGGATTATTTGGGTAGCACTTGCCCAAAGCTTTTGCTGGAGCCGCAGCGGACGAACCTACTCAACTATTCGGAGCAGTTTAACAGCACACCTTATTGGGATTTAGGTTCAGCTGCAACAATTACGGCAAATAGTGTCATAAGTCCAGACGGAACGCTAAGTGCCGATACGCTAACGGCAAACGGAGCGGGGCAGATTTATGTGAGAAACAATGTATATTTAGGAACTGCCCAAACTTGCAGTAGTTCTATTTTTGTTAAAAAGGCAAACAATAGATATGTAGGTTTACGCAATAGTGGAACTATTAGCTTCCACGATGTTTTTGATTTTGATACCAAGACGTGGACAAACAATAGCGGAGCAACTTTGTCTTATGACGAACTTAGCAACGGCTGGTTTCGTTTGAAATCCACAAACACCGATGCTGTAAACCTAAATTATTATTGGTCAGTTATTCCCGCAGTAAACACGAGCGGATTAGAAAATACAACCGCATCTAATTTGTCGGTATATATTTGGGGCGGTCAAGCCGAGCAAAACGCATCCTACGCCACCTCGTACATCCCCACGCTTGGGGCATCAGTTACAAGGGTTGCGGATGCTGCTTCTAAAACGGGCATTAGTTCTTTGATTGGGCAGACGGAAGGTACTTTCTTTTTGGAGTTTGCCGCATTGTCTAATTCAGTCGTAAACGAGCAAATAAGTTTAAGCAATGGCACCGACAACAATACAATTAAATTTGTAATGGGTTCCGTTGTGGGTGGAGTTAAAGCCGAAGGTAAGGTGGCTGGAGCTGGACAATTTGGTATTACAAAATCAACGAGCGACTATTTAAGCACTAAAAAAATAGCAGTTGCATATAAGGCCAACGACTTTGTGTTTTATTACGATGGCGTTTTAATTGGTTCGGATACCAGCGGGTCTGTTCCAGCAATGAGCGTTTTTAATTTTGCGGCTGGGTCTGGAGTATTCCCG